CAACCTTTTCTACCGGCCTTAGATCATCGCTAAATAGGTTTTCTCCAATAGTTCCCGTAATGTCAGATGTAGGAACTGCCGTTGTCCAAGCTCCACCATCAAGACGATATATCTTATTATCAGTTGTCAGTAAGACCAGTTTCGGCCCTGTGTATCCCGACACAGTAGGCAGAGCGTCTACAATACTGACCGGCTCAATACCGGCTGCAAATGAAGCAAAGGTTACATCGCCAGCGCTAATTGAGCTTTCAGTATAGATCTCCGTTGACCATTCCCCTGCTGTCTCATCCCAGCGATAAATGGTAATGTCTGGAAGCAGTAGAACCAACTTGCCATCAAATCCACCAGATGCCGGTAAAGACTGCACTGGCTCAATGCCAAATGCACCAGCCTCGCTAAACAGATCGTTGACTGCATCATTGAAGTCGTTTGGCGTAACCAGCAATGTCGTGGCATTCACGCTACCAACAAACTGCGACTTGTTGAGTGATAAGTCTACAGCCCGCACCCAGTAATATCTGGTGATATTGTTAGTCAGGTTTGGCCGCATAAAGTTGCTGCCAGACGAACTACCTATCAGGGTTGCAGTGTTGAGATTATTGCTTTCGTTCTCCCAAACCTCAACATGGCTCAAGTCCTGATCTGCTGGATTAACCCAACTGACAGTAATGTATTTACTGCCCCCAACAGCGGATACGCTAGACGGCTCATTTGGTGGAGTAGTATCACCCTCAGAGGCAAGCTGTGCTGTAGCGAAAGGCGACCTAACGCCTAAAGCAGATATAGCCCTTACTTTTACCTGATAATCATAGCCGTTTAGAACAGGCTCAATGGTAAATGAATTAGATGAACCAAACACAGAACTAAACGCACTGTCTGGCGTAAGAATTGGCTCATTGGTTAAGCCGTAGTCTTCAGCCGTTTGCGTAGGCGTAACAGTAATGCTGCCCCAGTTTTCGCTATCGGTATGAGCGTTGGCAATGCTGTCATAATCTTCTTCACCGCCCAAACGCTTATATTGGATCTCATAATACTGGACGAAAGCATTAGGTGAGACATCCCATGAAGCTTTAATCGCTGGGATTGTAATACCGTCATCATTAATTACAGCAGTTGCAGTAAGCGTTAGGTTTGTTGGGGCGGCTACAGAAGTAAAGGCAGGTAAAGTAGAGTTATTGCCAATGATTGCAGTTTCTTCAGCATTCCAATCGAATGCGGCTGCTGATGTTTCCCGTAGGGTTAGGTTTACTCTTAGGTCACCAGCATCTTCACTAGCGGCAAGTCTCCAACCTGTTACCTCAAACTCTTTAGCATCAAATCCATAACGAGGGTTAGTAAAGGCTATAATATCCCCTACTTCAACTTCTAGTGCCTCTAATCCAAAGTCTGCGGATAGTGTCATCTGCTCACGACCACGGAACAATGTCATCTTAGCTAGTCGCTGTGCTGTTGCGGCACTTGTAGTAAAGGGTAACTCTAAATCTAAGGCTACCTCTTCGTCATTATCTTCATCTATAAAGGCTGAACTTTTAATCTCAGGGTAGTCAGCAGTAATGTAGTCCTGCTCTGCGTCATTGAAAGTACCACGTACAATATTAAAGTTGTCTCGCATAGACACACGAGTAGATAGATTAATTTGACTTCTTAAATCATCTAAAGTAAGTGTCTTGACTGGTGAAGAATAGGCACCAGCTTTGAGCTTCCACTTACCACCACCCCAGAATAATGTACCCGCACAAGAGGTAATGAGGTCCTCTAAGACAGTTCCTGCTGGAGTACTAGCTTTAATGATACCATTAGTAGTGTACCTCTTCTCTGTACCCCCAGCAGATAAACTTACATTTTCATCACATTCGTTAGCAGCAGAAGCAAAATCTATTTCATCAATACTGTTATCTGTTAAACCGTAGCTGCTTGTTAAGAAATCTCTTATGCAGAGTGCAGAGTTGTTACTATAGGATGTTGTATCTGTTCTAGGGTCGTAGACCTTTTTACCACGAACTTTAGCTGTAACGAGGGGCAACCCATTAGCAAACACATCCTGATCGTACTCATATCTTATGTAAAGATAAGCAATACCATTGCCGATAAAAGTACTTGTAGCAGATGTCTCACTAACTAAATCACTGTCTGCTGTGGTCTGGTCACCCTTGTAAGTCTTGATACGGATCTTATTATCCCAAGTGTCTCCTGTAACCAGATTATTACCATCTATGGTAACCACTTCATCGTTGAGGTAGATACTATCTATAGATTGTAGTTCGTGTCCAGCTAAGGCAATTACTTGATGGAGATATTTGTTATCTGTTCCTGTAGCCTCATAGAAAGTTATAACACCGCCTTTTCTAACTTCACCGTAAACAAAGTCTTGAGGTGCCGCTGGCTCTCTTGTGTTTACAAGTATTCCAGAAGAGTTAGAACTGCTGCGAGAAGCTTTAGGAGCTAGGGCTTTCATAGCCCACGAAGTTACCAAAGAGGTAACTAAGTATCCAACAATGTATTGGGGAGTAATGAAAGCTAAAGCACCGCCTAAGAAAGTAGACCCAAAGAGAGAGGCTGTACCTACGTTGCCCATAATAGCAGCACCAACAGCGGCGGCTCTAGGTACATTCTCCCAAGAGTTATACTCTCTTAGTACACTGTATGGTAAATTATTCTTCATGCTGATTTAACCCAAGAGTATTTTACTACGTCAAATGACAAGTGTATTAATCCTTGTTCCGATAAAAAAACGCCACGCTTACCATTAGAAATTCCCATTGCAAAACCTGTAATCCATCTATGAGCTTCCTTTGTTGCAATTAAAGCACCTAATGGTGGTATGTAGTTTATACGGGTCAGCTTATCATCAACCGCTTTAATAAAGGACTTATAGCCAAATTCTTTCTGTAGCTCTTTGGCGCTCATGTTATGATTATAGCGTCCAATCCAATCGTCTGCCCAACCTTGTCCATACATCTCGTGGAAGGCATTGTTAGTAAAAGTAAGGCAGTCGTGTTTCCCCCAGAGGAAAGGCTTATCTTTAACAGTGGTTATGTAACTATTTAAACTGTCTCTCTGCCCCATACGACCTTCTCATCTTGCAATCGGGTAACATAAGAGAAGAAGCTATCATTAGGGAATCTTGCAGCGTGGTTCTCTTCGTTATAACGTCTGTCGCTTGCCTTCTCTAACTCTATTAACTTACTTTCAACGACCACAGATATGTCGCTAGTCTCACCACTATCTTCGATAGTCATAATATTCATAAAACCACTGAATACTTCTATTGGAATAGATGTGTCAGTAGTTCCAAGATAGACTGTGCAAGATCTTCTCTGATAAGGTTCAGTTAGAGCTATAGAGATAATACTAGAAGCAATACCAGTTAGGGTTATAGTTACAGACTTGGCCGATAGGTCATTAACTTCATCAAAACCATTTATAGATAGTAAGTTACCAGCCCCTGTATAGGTATCTACACCTATGGTTCTGTCTCCGTAACCTGTCCATAAACGAACTGGGCCACTATCAAAATTGAACTCTACAGCAAGGTAAGGGTGTATCTCTGGTTGACTAAGAGCAGTAATAAGTGCTGATGGTATTGTACGGCTCATATGATAGACTCCATTGCTCCGAATGATATGCCATAGAAACTAGCCTCATTGATGCTGAAGGATTGCTCATTAGATGACAACCTAAAGATACCCTTAGTGTTCTCTACAGTAATGGGGGTTGTGCTTGCTATACTGGTGCGCACGTTAGGCCAAACGTCTACTGTAGCGGCTCCTGCGCCGTCTGTATCAACATCATTCAGCACCTTGAACAACTGACGGCTTACGCCCAGACCAATCTGCATGTAATCGCCAGCCTTCAAGTAATCTGTCTGACTTGCCGGTGCGCTATTGATGCTAATAGTGCCGCCAGATGAAACCGCTGATGCCACCTTGATCGTGTCAGTATCTCTAGCTGAGCCTCTAGGTGTTACAGCATTAGGGTCACCCAAGTAGAATGTTCCTAGCTGACCTCTAAGGGAAAGGAGCCATGCTACCCAATCTTCAGCTAAGTCTCTACGGATACTAGGTAAGGATACATCAGCTTGCCAAGCACTACCAGTGTAAGCATGAACTTGAGTTGAGAAAGTAAAAGGGGATCTTGAGACAGCTACAGCATTAGTAGCCCTAAGTTCTATCTGAGCTATACCAATACTTGTAGGTAAACTTAAAGGGTAACTAATAGCCATTACGAGAATGCCCTCCCATATGATCCACCACGCCTCTTAGCATCTACTACAGCAGCTTTAGCACTGTCAGCTATCTGAGGCATAAGCTGTTTAATCTCAGCACGTACAGTCTGTTGTACGCCTGTGGAGACATTGATAGTCTGGTTCACTGTTACTGTATCACCGCCACCCACTGACTGACCCTTAGTGTGGTCTACGACAGTCTCTCTAGGGTGTAGCATAGCCATAAAGCCACCCTTACCGTCTAAGCCACCTGATCTTGGGCCTGAACCTGTGTATCCACCACCATCATGAGAAGGTAAGTTTGGCCCTTGTACTGGTCCAGCTAAGGCACCCATTATACCGCCTTTAATAGATTGAACCATTTGCTCTACTACGAATATTCTGTAAAGCTCTTTGATAATATCCCTAGCCATAGCTCTGAAGGCATCTGTTACTGAAGTAGTACCATCCACTACAGACATAAAGAAGTCATCGAAGGGTGCAGCTAATTGATCAGCGGTGTTCTTTAGCTTCTGGGTTTCTTCGTTTTGCTTCTGAATAGCTACCCTTAACTTCTCTCTTTGTTCTAGCTCTCGTTGTCTCTCAGCCTGTCTAGCGGCAGCTTCAGCTTTTCTTGCAGCGGCGGCAGCTATCCTATCTCTCTCACTTTGACCTTGACCCAGTTGGTTCATAGAGGCTTGCATAGCTCGCATAAAACTTAACTCGTTAGCTTTTGCAGTTGCAATATTGTCAGCCTCTTCTCTTAGTTGTTGGCTAGTAGCTAATTGCTCTCTTAATATAGTAGCATTTTCTACATTAATATTGTTCTGAGCTATGTACTCTTCTAACTTCATCTCCTCAAGTTGATTCATGCCTCTCGCTAGAGACTGTTCATCCTGATGGAAATTGTTCTTAACTGTTAATAAATCTATCTCAGCCTGTAAGGTTTGAAACCTTGTGTCATAAGCATCTTGGGTCTTCTTTTCTTCAGCGATAACCTCTTGTGCCTTCTTTATCTTGAGAGCTTTAATTCTCTCTTCCATCTGAGACACTTCATCAAATCGCTTTTGAGCAGCCGCTTGGTTAGCCGCATTAACAGCCTTATTACTTGCTTCAGCAGATTCAGTCGCTTTTCTTTTTTGTAAGAGCACTATCCTCTCTTGAGCTTTCTTAACAGCTTCTTCCGCTTCCTTAACACTATCGTCTATTGACTTAAGACCTAGACGGGCTAAAAGACTCCCCTCTCTAACTAAAGCGTTATTATATCCACGGGCCGCTTTTAGAAGATCATCTAAGTTTGCTTTAGCCTCAGTTAAACCTTTCCTAGCATTCTCTAAGGACTCTTCAGATAAGAGTTCCTCCACAGTCATTCCTGCTGCTGCTGCTCTTTGAGTAAGGACAAACTTCTCAAGAGCTTTGTCTAGGCTTTCTATTGTACTTTTAGCTGCATCTGCTGATTTTGCTGTCTTATCTAAAGCTTCATTGCTTCTCATCCAGTAAGCACCAAAAGCTGTTACTAGGGGAATGATAATACCAAGACTAGCAGATAAACCAATAGCAGCAGTAGTTGTTATGCCAAGCTGAGTAGCTACAAGAGGTAAAACACCTACAAGCTGAGATGCCTGTTGACCGAAAGCCACAAAGACATTGGTTCCAGATTGAATTTGCACTACGAAGTCGCTTACTTGATAACCAGCTTGTTGAGTGACTACTCCCATCCTATTACTAGCTTTAGTAGCTGCCATTTGAGTTTGCTCAAAGGCTTTAGTAGAAGCAGTAGCTCTATTCATGGCATTATCCACTTGTTGAATGCCTTGAGAATATTGTTGAGCGGTTATCTTACCCTTGTTAAAGGCTCTATCAAGTTTACCGTAACCCTTTTCCAACCTAGCTACACGATCAATACCTTTTAATACTGAAGTATCATCTACTTCAATACTTACTTTAATATCCGCTAAGTCAGCCATTCATCGTACCCATAAAGACTACATCAACACGTTTTATTGCTTCTATTTCCCAAGAAGACAATGGTGTATCTGTAAGCTCCTTCCATGTTTTTATTTCTTGATAACTTATCGGGTTTGGGCCTGAGAAACCCATCGTTCTACTTGCGTTTAATACAACAAAGGCAGACCAAACATGAGACATAAGCAATGGGAAGTCGGGGCCATCTAATGCTTTTGGTCTGTGTCCAGTCTGCCTTTCTACTTGTTCTAAGTGTTCACGTTCTGATGTGCCTGACTTGTCTGGTTTACTTATAGAGAACTCATGCTCTGCATAGTCAACCAGTTCTTCAATCAGGCTTTCGTAAAATCCAGAGAGTTAGCTACTGCTTCCTCAATCTGATCTCTTATCCAGAATACTTCAGCGTAAATCTCTTTGGCCTTAGCGATAGAGAACTTAGGTTTAGAACCACCATAAGTAATCTTCCAGCCTTTAGTAGTTTTGGCAAGTAAGTCTAAAGTAGCGTCCTCTAGGTCTTCTGCTGTAATCTCTACCTTCTTCTTATTCTGTGCTTGCTTCAGACGTTTGTTGGTCTGTTCATGCATAGCAGCCTTATACTCTTTGGAGTGTGGTGCGTATACAGTGATAACCATTGGTGTATCGTCATCATTATTCAAGACATCAAAGTTAGTAGGATGTACAATAGTGACATCTACAGTGTCGCTGGTCGGGGTTAAATTCTTCAAGTCCATGTCGAGTTTCCTTATTGTCGGGGTGAAAAGTTGTCGGGTTAGTAATTAAAGGGGAAGCATCAGACCCGACACCAATACTTCCCCGCCCTAGCTAGGGTACTTTATGCAGAGCGAGTAATAACTAAGTTACTTGCATCTGCTGTGTTGTAGAGTGCAACGAATGACATAGAGATAACACGGCTAGTTGGGCCATCTACACCTACGTCTGCACTATTTATCTTAGCCCGTGGGAATGCGAACTTGATAGTGTTACTACCATCACCCACAGTTACCTCAAGCTCAGTTTCAGTCTCATTCAAGAAGCGATTGATTAAAGCTGCATCCTCAAAGTAAGCTGAGATAGTACCTTCGATCTCTGCACGACCAACTTCCAACTGTGGCGCACTGTCACTACCAATAACGAAGGTAGGTGCGAAGGAGTTAGTCAGAGTGAAATCCATACCAGTTACGATAGCTGCTGTAGCTGGTGTACCATCAGTGTTGCCAATCTCCAGTGTACCTGAGTAAGCATCGAATGGGGCAGCACCTGATGCAGCGTCCTGTGTCTTCTCAGTAGCACTCATGGTCATGTCTTTACCAACCATACCGTAGGTAGCTGTTACCATTTGGTTAGGGGCTAGAGAGATACCCATAGTAGAAACTGTCATACCTGTGAACAAACGAGCTTGGTCGATGTCAGCAGCATAGTCTTCGATAGAGAAGAACTTAGGTGTAGTACCTACCTTAAGGACGTTAGTTGACCAAGTAGACAACATAGCTGATTCTAGGAATGCATCATAGTCAGCATCACGTAAGTCAGCAACAATATCACCAGCAGCTTGACGGTTACCATGACGGTCAACACGGGGCATACGATCAGCTTGAATATCAGTACCAGCTACACGATCTTTAGTTAGATTCAAAGAGTGTGTGCTAAAGGGTAAGTTTGTGAAGTTACCAGCAGGAGTCGTGCCAAATGTGCTTTCCACAATGAACGATAGGCTGGAACGAGAACCTTGTGCGAAGGCCATAATGTATTCTCCTAATTGTTATAAACGTACCATCCGATATTAATCGGAACGTAGTACCAAGGCGCATCTAAGAAACCTTGCTGTCTCTCAGCGTAATCTATAGATACAGTTATTGTTTCATCCCCAGTATAGGAGATCTTAGTGGTTGCTTCAAAAGCCTCTAAGACAGTATTGGCTAGGGCATCAGCAGCGGCGGGGCCATTACCTTCTGGGGTGTAGGCAGTTACAACAAACACACCATCGTATCTCTGTTGTGGGTTTAAACCTCTTACAGCGGGTCTGCGGAGTGTCGGGAGAAAATTAGTTTGTAGGTAGCTTGTACCTGTCGTTGGGCTAAATGAAACATTCTCATAAGCTATACCTGTAGGTAAATTAGAGGTGTTAGCTAACTTGTTCTCAAGTGCTGCCCGTATGTCATTATAGATACTAGCCACGTTTATACTTTCTCTTTAGTTGGGTAAACACAAAGTAGCCATTAGTTTTGGGCCAACCCTCTCCACGTTCAACATCATTGGCGTGAGGACTATTATTACGAAGCTCTATTCGGGTAGTATCTAACAAGGAAGGTATTCTTTCTAAATCTTGAGTAAGATTACTTAAGCCTTCATTTCTCGCAGCTTGTTCATTGGCTTTAGGTTTATTCTTAGAGCTTTTACCTCTAGGTCTACCAGCACCTACATTAAAAGAGAAAGATGTTACATATGCACCAGTATCTACAGGAACTCTAATTGTACCTAAACCGACTGCATCAACTGCCATGTCTATTAGTTTACGTTCTACTTGTTGTTCAGCTAAAGCCTTAAGACCATCTATCTTCCTCTGTAGAGAGGGCATGACCTTTAACTCAGTTCTCATTACTCTCTCACATCACACAAGAAACAAATCTTGACCCCATTAGAAAATATAGTAACAACAGAAATAACATTAACTGTGTCACCGTTACCAATAATCTGATCTTCGTCATCGGGTTCTACTGCC